TTTTCTTTCAAAGTTACCTGAAGGACAACGTAGTGTAGTCCATTTACTCCAGATGCAGTAGAAAAACTACCCTCTTGTTTTACAGTATCAAAAAATCCCATGGGTGTTACTCCTTTTTAGTTTTTTATCAGATAATTCTATGTAAATTCCAAATTATTTTTTATCAGGATGCTCTTCTATGACACCTATTCCTTTATTTTTTTCGTATAGACTATTTACTAGTTGCATAACGATTTTTTTATCAGATGTTGGAAGGGTTAGAAAAGAACCGAAAAAATCATTAAAAACTATTGGCAGTTGTCCAAGAGCTATATAGATTCTTGAAATATTATCAGAAAGAGTACCATATATTTCCTCATCATAATCTTCAGCTTGAGTTTTTCCCCACTCTTCAAGAATAAGATCCTTAATATCTTGTTCGATTATGGGAAGGCTTTCAGCTTGTACAAAAAGAGCTAAATCCCGCTTCCCGTTTTTTCGATTAGTTTCATCATATTCTGAAATTATATTTTTAAAATCTGGGTTGGTGAGTAATAATTTTGCCATATTTCTATAGCTATCAAATGCATCATTTTGAATAGTTTTATAATCATCATATCCCAGGAGATAACCAACCGGAACGTTAAAGAAATCAGCTAGTTTTTGAGCCTTGTCTTGTTTAATAGTATGTTTATTATTCTCCCAGTTAGATATTACCATTTTGGAAACAGGCTTTTCATTTTCTTTTAGTTCATTATTTATGATTGTAGCTAATTCTTCTTGAGTTAATCCTCTATCTGTTCTTAGAACTTTTAGTCTATTTTTTATTTCTGACATTGTTATCACCTCAGTTTAATTATAACTACTAAAAAAACTTTTGTAAAGTTTTTTTATATTTTTTCTTGACAAGTAAAGAAAAACTTTACAACATAGAGAGGAGGAATTAAATTGCTTATCACCTCAACACAAGCAAAAGCAATCCGACGAAAGCAAGCAGACAAGAATTTGACTGCTAAAAAAGCTAGTGAAGAAATTGGAGTTAATCCAATTACATACAAAAAAATTCGGGACGGTGGCGAAGTGAAACCTAGTGTTTACCAAAAAGCCATGGAATGGCTTGCTGAAGATTATTAGAAAGGAGCATAAGACAGAATCAAGAATATTTCTGCTTGCTACCTATGGCAGTATCAAGGGTTTGTAGGGGTGCATTTTCTCCGACTTTCCTTACTAAGTGCTTTACCTTGGTACTGTTTTAGGTGGCAAGCACGAGCAACAAGAAGAAAGGAAACTTATGGAACTAGTATATTTAGACGGAAAGAAAGAGCCATATACACTAAGTAGTATTGTTGCAGAATCTACAAACTTGCAACATCACACAATTACTAAAACAATCCGCAAACATCAAGCTAGGTTTGAGCAATTTGGAAAGGTTGGATTTAAAATCCAAGCTATGAATAGTGGTCAGATTTCTAAGGATTATATTTTGAATGAGCAACAAGCTACCTTGCTGGTTACATTCTTAAAGAATAGTGAGCAAGTGGCAAACTTCAAAACTAACTTAGTCAAAGCATTCTTTGAAATGCGTGATGAACTTTCTAAACGCTATCTTCAAAGAGAACTGGAAAAGCCAAAGCGTAAAAGCTTAACCGAAGCTATTCAAACATGGGAGAAAGCCCCCAAGCATGCCTATAGCACCCTGACAAACTTACTACTAAAGGGAGTGACAGGGAAGAATAAAGCGCAACTCATGAAGGAGCGAGAAAGTAAGAACGGTATTGATGGCTTGACAAGTGTAGAGCTGACAAACTACCAACGTTTGGAAGATATGGCAATAGCTATGATTAACTTGAATAGGGGGTATTCAGAAATTAAGGAATTAATTTTTAAAGTATAGGAGTATAGAAAATGGAAAATGAATTTAAGACAGTTGCAAATGCTAAGGGGTTAGAAATTCCTAAGTATCCCAAGGATTTTAAAAAGCTAGTTGAGAAAGACAGACAACTAGCCGAATATCTTTGTATGAACTACGAGAACTTGGACAGTGAAGACCTGGGCGCATTTCTTGAAACGGTGGAACAGGGAATCAGTTGGATTCTGGATCTAATTGAAAGTAAAGACTTGCTTTATAAACCAAAGTCAGGTAGTAATCATGCAAAAAGAAAATAAAAAAATCACTTGCTCAAATTTTAGACGAGGCGAGCAAGCGACAAGATTAAGGATATAGAAATTTTTTCTATGCTCTGATTATAGCAAAAAATATCTATTATATCAAATATCTAAAGAAAAACCGAAGAGCAGGCAAGCAATTAGAAAAGGTTTTGAAATCAAGCGCTGACAGGGTGGTTCTAAGGCCTTGTTTAGCTGAAAGATGGGTAATTACTCACGAAACACCGCTACAAGCTTTCGCCAACTTGGGGCAATCGCCCAGCGTTTGGAGTGGGTGGAAACTTGTATAAGAAAAGGCAAAAGAAAAGGAAATAATATGACAGTAAATACAAATGATGTTCTAGTAGATTATGAGGGGCTTTGTTGTCAGTTAACTGATACTCTACTAGTTTTAGAAATGGCTAGCATGGAAGACAGTAAACAATCATCAGCTTTACTAAATACAGTAATCCAAGCTATGAACCAACTCATTTCAGAACATACTCAACAGGCTAATGACTATAGAAAGGGGATAAAACATGAATGAGTTAGATTTAACCAACATACAGGCGGTTATCTTTATTGTGGTAGCTATTGGTTTACTAATCTATCTAAACCACCTAGACCGCCAAAAAAGCGCCCGAATTGAGCGAGAAAGTACACAGACAACAGAGACATCTAGCGAGGATTTAAGCTCTGATTATGGGCGATATATTCAGCTTGGAATGGTCAGTAAAGGGGACTAAGTATGTTTAGTTTGAGTAAAGAAATCGAACATGATTTGACTAATAGAATAAGCACGGTTATAGAAAACTATCTAGCAGTTCGAGAACGACCTAAACCACGACTAACTGGTTTAATATCAGCACAAGAAGCTATGGACGAGTTAGATATAAAATACAAAACCTTGCAAAAGTGGGAAGGTGCAGGACTAAGACGTTACCAACCACCACTAGAAGATACTAGAAAAGTCTATTACAAAGTTACGGATATTTTGAAGTTCCTGGGGGTAGATGATGGCAAAGACTAAAATCGTCTTATGTTGGAAAGTTTAGAAGATGATTGTATTTTGTACTATGAAGGCTATTTTGATAGTTTAGTACAGGAATTAGCTTTAAAACTGGATGTCTCTGAGGATGATATAAATATGACAGTAGCATATTTTACAAAATGTGGACTGATTCAGATAGACGATGATGGACATGCTACATTATCGCAAGCAAAAGCCATGGTTGAGAGTGAAACAAACTGGGCAAAATATAAGCGAGACCAAAGAAAAAATAGTCAAGATTTACCAAAATTGGAGAATGTCCAAAATAAAAAGACTATTTCCAACTCATGTCCAACAGAGATAGAGATAGAGAAAGAGTCAGATAAAGAGTTATATAAAGAATATATATTGTCAGGTAAACCTGACTTTACTTTCCCAAATTGGTTAACTCCGAGAATGATCGAGGAAATAACTAAAGGACATCCTGAGAAGTATTTAATAAGAATCCCTCTAGCTTATCTGAATCATACAGTAGGGAAAAATTATAAATATTTGGATAAAAACTTGAAGCCGATAATGGCACGATTCAAAGAAGGCTATACACTTGAAGATTTTAAACAGGTGATAGATATTAAAACGGCAGAATGGAAGGATAGCCCTGAATTTTCTAAATATCTGAGACCAGAAACACTTTTCGGAACTAAGTTTGACGGTTATTTGAATCAAAAGCCTAAAACCATAAAAGGGAAGTCTGAAGATAACTTCCCAGACCTACCATTTTAGGAGTTGCAAAGATGAAGGAACAATTTAAAGAATTTAATAACAGAAAAATATCAGATACAGTTTGCGATATTCACCAGGTAAATTATTGGGAAATTTCTGTACCGGTATTAGGGGGTTCAGAAAGAAAACTACAAGCATTTTGCCCGGAGTGTGTGAAGGGAGAGATTAAACAAAAAGAGAAAGACCTATTACAGCAGTTTGAGGATAGACAGGCTTACTTTAAAACTTATGATGTCTTAATGCGTGATAGTACGATCCCTAACGAGTTGAAAGGAGCGACATTTGATAATTTCTTTGTTAAGACGACAGAGGAGCGTCAGATGTTAGAGTTTGTAAAGGGGCAAGCCCAGAAGTACCTTGCAGGTATGACAGGAAATACTTTAATCAGCGGTAGCACAGGAATAGGAAAAAGTCATTTATCGCTTGCACTAGCTAAAGAAATCAATGAGAGCTTCAGAGAGAAGCACGATCCTAAGAGTGTCTTATTTGTCAGCTTAACCGAGATTATCAAGCAGATAAAAGAAGGCTGGGCTTATGGAAGAAATGCAAACTTAACAGAGTATGAGGCAGTTAAAAAGCTTGTTGATGTTGATTTTCTAATCATCGATGACCTGGGGGCAAAAAATGGGACGGTAACCCCTAAGAGTGACTGGGAACAGGATTTTTTGTTTGATATTATCAACAATCGAGAAACTACGATTTTCAACACGAACCTAGATAGTAGTGAACTGCGGACTGTTTATAATGCTAGAAACTCAAGTAGAATTTTGAAAGGTTTAGAAGGGAACACTTTCAAGGCTTTTACGATCAAAGATAAGAGATACACTATAAATACAGTGAGGGGAGAATTTCAATGAATGATGATAAAATGCGATTTGCAACAGAAAAAGGCTTTGTTGTCTATGAAAAATGTGGTATAACAGAGATAGAAAAAGTTCCAAGGTTTGGAGAGATAACTTTATTCTACTCAGATGGGAAATTTACCCATCTAGTCAAAAAAGAAACTAAAAAATAAGTCTATTGAGAACAACTCAGGGACATACCGTAAGCATATAATGCTAGTGGTATGTCCCTTTTTGTTTGCATAGAAAGGGGGTGAGTATTATGGCAGGAGATACTTCTTTAGGGTATGTGGTAGCCAATAAGTTTTCTATGGATCCAGATAAAAGACAGAAAATCTTTTCTCAGTGTAAAAAAGAAGATGAAAGCTTAGAACAACGGAAACAAGAAATACTAGAAAAATATGCTAACAAACAAGACAAATCAAAATCTAGAAAAAATGATTCTAAAGGCTCGGAGAGTCATAAAAGAAAAGCTAAGAGCAAAGAATTTTAGAAAAAATTATAAACAAAAATCAGATATTAAAAGATGAAGGAGCAAAAAATGACAACTAACTTAGCTAAACAAAAAGAAAATCTAGAAGCTTATATCCGAAGTACAGGTTATAACACTAGAGGGATGAATGTAGAAAATAATCATGTACTCATTGAAAAACCAATCCTTGATAGTTACGAAGATGAACATCAACGTAAAGAACTGGTTGATCTAGTAAATGTTATTGAGACTCGTACCCGTGGTGGGAAGTATGAAGTAACTGACTTTGAATATGATTCATTACAAGAAGTTAGTGAAAATTCGGTTGATAGAACAGAAGAAGATAAAAAGAAAACTATCAGCATTGATTACTTAGTTAAATTATTCAGTGGAAAACTTGATTTTTCACAGGAACAATTAGATGATGGCCAATATAATTTAACGGATTTTCTCGGTAAGAAGATTATTAAATTAAAACGTAGAACACGAAATAGAGAAATCGGAAAGATCTTGCAGACTGCTAACGTTCAAACTGCTACAAGTATGGATGATTTGAAATCTATTATTTCTTTAATCAATCCAGAGCGTAATGTATCTATGGTTGTTAGTCAATCACTATTTAGTGTCTTAGAAAAAATGAAAGATACTTCAGGAAATTATCTTCTTAAAGTTGATAAAGAGACAGGAACGAGTGAAACATTCTTTGTAGATAACTTTTTAATTGTAGATGATACGACATTAGGGAACAAAGGAGACAAAAAAGGATTTATCGGAGATTTAGAAAACTTTGTTACTTTGTTTGATCGCAAGAAAGATACACTTAGTTGGGTGAATGCGAATGACTATTTTGGAAAACGGTTGATTTTACATACCCGATTTGATGTAAAAAAAGTTGAAGAAGATTGTGGTTACTTTATTCAATGGAACTAGGAGAAAGAAATGGATATTAATCAAGTATTTGAAACACTGGATGATCTAGATAATAAAAAAAGTAAGATTAATTCAGCACGAGAACAGTTAAGCGAAAAAAGAAAAAGCCTGTTAGGCAATCAAGCAGTTTCATTTGAGAACATAGATTCTTTTTTGTCAAATAACTTAGAATCTTTAGAGCAGCTGGAAAAGATGGAAAAAGCTATTAATGGCCTTCAGGAAAAATTTGATAGTGATTTTTCAGAAGCTAATGCAGTCATCTTTGAATACATTTTTAAAGAGACTAAGCAACGGATGGAAACTAAGAAGATCTATAAACAATACCGAAAGAAACTTAGACGAATTCTGGACGCATATGATGAAATTCAAGAACTAAAGAAGGATGTGGAAGAAATCCATACAGGTGTAGTCAGAGAAATAAGTCAGAAACATTCTCTATTGCTATATCGAACAGAAGTAAGTCCGCTTACTGTCTTACCATTCTTAAACCCTGATAATAGCGGGTGGATGAATTTTTCTAAGGAATATCGGGATATCAAAGTGTATTTAGAAAAATAGGGAACAAATTAAGTAAGGCTAGTGATATATGGCTCAAACAAAAGAAATATCGCTAGTCCTACTTTTATGCTTTACTAAGTTTCACATAACAAAGTAAGCATAAACTGAAAAGAAGTAATAGCTTGAAAGCAAGGTATATCAGGGGTTTACAGAATGGAGTGAGTTTCACAGAATGTAAGATATGAGAAACTGAGGGGATAAATAAAAGAAATTTCCCTTGAACTTGTCACATTGAAGAGTTGTCAAACTTAAAACAGCAATACCTTCTAACTTGAGTATTAGTAGGCTTTAAGCATTTTTTGTCAGTTTGACAGAATTTACAATTTGACAAATTGCAAGATAAATAATTTTTAAAATTTAAGTGGAGGTACTTACCGATGTACGAGCTGAGTAACAGAGACCTGGACGGGATAGATATTGAGTTAGGGCGATATAGAACTCTTGCTAATAAAATTTATTTGAGAAGACAGGAACTGATACATAATAAGAAACATAGCACTGAAGATTATACTGGTGGGAAAGGCAAGACAGTATATAGTCCTACTGAAGCAACCATCATTAGAATTGAAGAAGACCAAACACTAAGATATTTAGAAGGCTTCAAACTAGTTGTAGATACCTTGATGGAAAACTTAATTGAAAGTGATCTAGTAATTTTTAAAATGAGATATTTAGAAGCTGGTGCGACTTGGGAAGACGTGGCAGAGAAACTAAATAAAACTACTCGTTATATAAATAGCCGTAGAAAGGTAATCGCTAAAAGATTTGTGGAATTGAAAGGATATTGACTCCCCCCTCTTTTTGAAAAATCATTTTGGCCAGTAGGGTACCGGTGAAGGGAACTTTTTCCAAGTCGGAGCACTTTAGACAAAAAGGGGATAAAAACCTTTCAATTTATCAGAAAATGATTAGTTTTGAAGGGCAAGACACATACGGTAGAGAAGCAATAGATAAAACTTGATTTATTGCAGGAAGATAGCAAAAGAGCTATAATAAAGTGAGGAACAAAGGATTATACTTTTAAAAAAGGGGACTGTATTCATGGCAAAAAATGATTATTGGGTAGTTGTTTATAAAATTCTTAGTTATTATTTTCAGAAGATGAAGGATGGAGATCTAGCAGATGAAAATGAAATAAACGCTTCAGCTCTAGAAATCCCCCACCTTTACTTAATGGATGTCTATCGTAATTTATTTGATGATGGATTTTTGACAGGTACTTGTGTAACTGGAGACATGTCTGGGAAAGTGTATATTGAGAATTTGTCTCTTGTTAGGATTACAACTAAAGGTATTGAATATTTGGAGGATAACTCTAAGATGAAACAGGCTTATAAAATTTTGAAAGAAATAAAAGATTGGATACCTGGAATGTAGCGCTTAGATTATTCTAAGTGTCTTTTTATTATCACCTGAAATACTATTAAATTATAATGATAAAATGCTAGTTTTCTTGAACAAACTATTAAAAAAAGATATAATGAAGCAAAAGAATAATTTCATTTTTTAAAAAACAAACTTAGGAATCTAAAAAGTTCTTTTTTGTCTTTAGTATTGAGTAAAGAATGATTTTATAGTAATTGTAATTAAAGATATCAGATAGTAAATCTGAACACAAAAAGGAGAATGAGATGGAACTTGCAAGAGTTATTCGTATAATTGATGATTTTACAATTATGATCGACAGAGGTTATGATACGAGTGATATAGAAGAAGGTACCAGAATAACTGTTTTTGAACCCGGTCCAGAGATTAAAGATTTAGATGGCAATAGTTTAGGGAAATATGATTTCACTAAAGCAAATTTAATAATCACTGAAGTTTTCCAAAGGTTTTCAATTGCTCAAAATATAGAGGAGGGTTCTCCATTCTCCGTTACTAACTTTTTGTCAGGTGGACAAACTAAGTTAGCAATTAATGTCAATGAAGATGAAATTGAGCCCTTAGAACCTAAAGATATTCAAGTAAAAAAAGGTGATTTAGTAAGAATTGACGATTTTTAACTTGACATAGAGAAAAAATGATGTTACGATAAGAGTGAATTGAATGGCTACGGATGTGGCTAGGAAACTACCTCTTATCATTTTGATAGGAGGTTTTCTTTTGTGGCTGATAAACCCTGTATAACATATTCCCAACAATTGGATAGAATAAAAAAGAAGGGAATACTTATCGAAAATGATGAGCTAACTAAGGAAGTTCTTCAAAGCATATCATATTATGGAATTGTAAACGGTTATAAAGATATTTTTGGAGTTTACTTTGATGAAGAAATTCAATTAGAAAGATTTAAAGAAGAAGTAAAGTTTTCATCTATTCATCGTATTTTCCTCCTGGATCAGGCATTAAATAACTTATTATTTAAGTATATTATATACATTGAAAAATCATTAAAAACAAAACTATCTTATAAAATTGCTCATAAGTACACTACTGAAATTGATTCTTATTTAGATTTTAGAAACTATCGATCTAATGGTAGTTTAGATAGAAAATCTGAAATTCAAAATATAAGAAATCAAATTGAAAACAACAAAAATAGTGCATCAATTAAGCATTATAAGGAAAATCATGATACGATTCCTCCATGGGTTGCAACTAGTGGAATATATTTTGGGACTGCAATTAATTGGTATAAAATCTGTCAAGATGACATTAAAAAATACATTGCTAATCAATTTTTTGCTAGGTTTTCAATCGATGATGAAAGTGCAAAAGAAATGCTCGTCTCTATGTTGTCGCTTCTACAAGAATACCGAAACAATATTGCACATGGGAATAGAACTTTTTTATCAAATGTTACAAGTGAATTAACTAAAGATATTTTATTGTCATTGTTTCCGGAAAAAGTGTTGAGCGAAAGAGAGTATCATATGGGACTTGGCCAAAAAGATTTATTCGCAGTAATGTTATCAATAGCTGTCTTAATAAATGATCCGTTAGTATTCCGCCAATATATTTATGATTTCGGTTCAATGTTTATAAATGATGAGTTTGATCCAAATGCTACATATTCTCCTAGAGGTAATATATACAAAACATTAAATATCCCAGATGATTTTTTATATAGAATAGGAGAAGTGTATAAACTAAAATTTGAAAATGAAAGTGACTAATTAAGCTAGTTGCTTTTTCTTTTCCAAATTATAAAGCAGGACAAGAAATATGAAAATTTCAATTATTGAACTTATAAGAATTGAAGGAACTAAACTAGGTTTTAAAATAGATGATAAAGAGTTACTAGATTACCTGGTATCAACTTGGAAGTATTGCGATTTAGTGAATCATTCAGTACAAATGCATGAAATGGGAATAAAGAGTAAGATATGATATAATTATTTCCTATTAAATTAGGAATAAAAAAGCACTTTTAAATAGTGCTAGTTTCTTGCCTGCTGAACTCATTAAAAAAGTAGAGTTTCATGTTCAGTGATTTATGGAGTAAGGAAGAAACTCCAACATATTCAAAGAAAAAACAAAAACTAATAAACACCCTAGTATCAAGCATTAAGGAAGTATAAAACAACTTACTTAATATTCAAAAAAGCGATACAACAAAATGCTTTAATTTTAAGATATATCTTACGAAAAGCCTACAACAGTAGGCTTTTTGCTTTGTCTTAAAACGTTGATTTCTGGGTTTGTCATCATTTTTGTCATCACTCATAACGAACTAACAGCTTTCTCATAAAATGAGACGGCTGTTTTTGCTTTTTCTTTAGAGAGATGACTGTAAGTGTCCATAGTCATAGCCAATGTAGAATGACCTAGACGGTGTTGTAATTCTTTATATGGTATTCCAGAGTTTAACAAGAGACTAGCGTGTGTGTGTCTAAAACCGTGAAATCCAATATTAGGTACACCAGCATGTTTGAAACGTGTGTTTAAACGAGTTGATAGTGTTTTATTGTTTGGGTATTTATGAATAAAATCTGAGAAGACAATAGTTTCAGTTCGACCAAGTTTCCAAGCTTCTTGTCTTTGTCTTTTTTGATACACTTTTAAGACTTCTATAGTTTGTGCATCAATATCAATTGTACGATAACTTGCCTCAGACTTTGGACTGTTAATCTCACCTAAATGATTTAGTGTTTTTGTGATATTCACAGTCGCATTATGTAGGTCAATATCTGACCAATGTAGAGCTAAGGCTTCGTTAATACGGCAACCAGTAGCAAGAAGAAACTTATACAAAGTAATTTCATAGATATTTCTGTATATTGCTAAGTCAGCCTCTTCTAAATAACTGAGGAATTGCTTTAATTCTAAGTTATTAAAGTGCTTAACTTTTGTTCTCCCTTTTTTTATTTTACGAGGAAGAATAACTTCACGGGCTGGATTTATATCAATAATTTGCATTGTCACAGCATATTGTAGGATACGTTTATTTAGCGCGTGAATTTTATCATAGTGTAGAAATGCTCCGTCTTCTCTTTTGTTAGCACGTAGAGCTAGTTGATTAACAATACGCTGAATAGTAGGGGTAGTTAATTTATCTAGCTTATAAGACCCAAATAAAGGAATCACATGGTTAGATAGTAGTCTCTTTACAGAATCTTGTGTGTTTGGTTTTACTGTGTGTTGATAGCTTTCCCACCATAATTGAGCTACTTCTTCATAGCTTGTTAGTGAAATGTTCTCTTTCTTACTAAAACCATTATTTTGGAAATCAGCTTTAGCTAATTGAGCTTTTTTCTTCAATTCAGTTTTAGTTCTAGCGGTTAGATTAGCTTGTATTCTTTTTCCAGTTTGTGAATCTATACCAAGATATACTCTAGAACGATATACAGTGCTACCATTTTGTTTCTTTATTTCTGCTATTTTCATTTTTTAACCTTTCTAACATCAGCAGGCAAGCTGTAAGAGGTTATGAAAATAGATATTATGATTTGTGTCTAGAACGAATACCTTCGATTAGTATTTGTAGAGCGGTTAAGTCTTCAGTTGTGAGTGCTTGACCATCAATAGTTAATTTTACATTCTTCCTAAAGATATAATCAAGGTTAATTTTGATTTTTTTCTCACTGATAATATCTTGGCTAATATCTTTGTATGTTTCTAACTTTGAGAATATGGATTCACCATTTCTTAATTCAATTAAATCTTTTAAAAGTTGCTTCTCTTTATCATTATGAACTGAATCCACGTTGATATTTTTGATTATATCATCAATATAAGAGCTAGCTAATTCTTGATATCTAATGTAGTATTCACCAAACTCTAATCCTTCTTGTTCGCATTTTTCTTTTATAGAGAAAGAAGCAATACTTTCAGTAATTTCAAAGAGTTTAGTTAAACTGGGAATCTTTTTCTCATTTTCAATTTGTGAGATATAAGATTGAGATACTTTCAGGTCTTCAGCAAGGCTTTTAGTAGTTACATCGCCTTCTATGCGGTATTTTTTAAGATATGCTCCTATCATGTTTAACCTCCGTTTAATAACTTTAGTAATATTTTAACAGAAAACTCTTGACAAGTAAATAGAAAACTGATAAAATTCAAAAATAACCTAAGTTAATAAACCTAGGTAAAAGGCAAGCTGTAAAAGTTTAATTAAATTGTTATGTACAAATAGACAAGAAAGGAGGTATATATGTGATACCACAAGGAATATTATCACAAGAAGCAGAACTAGCATTGTTGGGAAGGATTGAATTTTTAATAAACAAATATCTGTCACGCGCAATGATGCCACCTCACAGTGATTCTTTTGGTCTGATACAACAGAAAGAGTTAATCAAAGAACTAGGTATTAGTTTAGTAACTCTGCATGAATGGGAGCGTTTGGGGTTAATCCGATACTGTCCACCAATAGAAGGAACTCGTAAAGTCTTCTATAAGAAATCAGATGTTATGAAGTTCCTCTCAACTACTAAAAAGGAGTAACTATATTGTATGAAACAATAAAAAATATAGTTGAAAATTCCTATGATTACTTGAAATATATAGAAAGTTGTTGCCATGTTGAATCACAGATTCAATTGCTATCAATTATGCGATATAGTGTAATTATGTTACTAATAGAAAGAGTTGTTTATGACAATAATTTTTAAAAAACAGGAGACTGAGGATAAAGTTCTTGATATGCCTAAATTTAATCTTAATAATTTAGGGAAACCTGTCAGTTCACCTCAAAACGTAGTTCTTATCTTAGAATCATTTGAATCTAAGATGACATTATTAGGTTACAATGAGTTCACAGGAGCACTTGAAAAACTAGATAAGACGCCTTGGGGAACTCTGAAAGGAGAATGGGATAGCGAAGACACTTCTTTGTTTTCGGTATATATTGATAACCAGTTTCACTTTACTCCTAAAAAGGATTATATTGAAGATGCTGTATTAGAAGTGGCACGTAGACGGAAATTTAATCCTGTAAAAGAGCGAATTGAAAGCGTTGAGTGGGATGGAGTACCTCGTGTGAAATACTTCTTTCAAACATTGTTAGGGTGTGAGAATAATATATACACACGTGAGGTATCCGAGATGTTTTTAACAGGTCTAATTGGACGTGTATATAAACCAGGTATCAAATTTGATAATGTACCTGTTTTGATTGGTCCGCAAGGGATAGGCAAAAGCACAGTAGCTCGTCGCTTATTACCTGACTTTTTTGCTGATACTCCGATTTCATTTGGGAAAACACAAGAAGATTACAGAATGCTGAAATATGTATGTGTTGTTGAAATTCCAGAATTACAGGGGCTAAAGCAGAATGATATCAGTAGGATAAAAGGATTCCTTAGTGCTTCATACGATATGTGTAGGGAATTGTACAAAACCCACAAAAAACAACCTAGACATAATGTGTTTATTGCAACTGGAAATTCTAAAGCATTTCTCAGTGATTTTGGAGTTGAAAGAAGATTCTATCCTTTGAACTGTGGGGAATATGTTGTGGAGGAGCATCCAATGGATGTTTCTGACAATTACTTCTTGCAAGTTCTTGCTGAAGCTAAAATACTATTTGAAAATAATGGAATTATGTTTCCAAGTAGAACGACTTCAGAAAAATTGGAAGAGATACAATTTGATTTCAAAGAAGAAGATGTGGAAAGGGAGTTAATAAATGAGTTCTTGGATGACTTTCCTGCACCTGATTGTTGGAAACGCTATAACTTATCTGAAAGAAAGAAATACTATAATATCTGGAAAGGGTATGAGAAAGAAACTAGTGAGTATTGGAAGGCAACTGGGGAAAACTTAGTTACTAGTACTTACACAAGTGAACTAGCTTACATACTGTTTGATGAAAAAACAGGTAGCAGACGAAATAGCAAACATGCTTCAAAAATCCGTGATGTACTGGACCATCGTGAGGATTTTATAGCTGTGCAGAATAAGCGACCTTGTAGTACATGTAGTCCAACACGTGTCTATGTACGTTTAGAGTCAACAGAGTAACTACAGGCAAAAGTGGCAATAACACCTAGTTATTTACTCCTTTTGTAGTATTGTAGTATTATTCTTGTAAAAATAGTTTGAATTATATAATAAGGATAAGTAGAGAAATGTCTTACTACATTACTACAAAGTGTGAACGACTAGCCCGCCATGAGCGAAGTCAAAGGGGTGAAACGCTTTGTTAAGTACCAAATACGCCTAATTTATTCCATGGTCTAATTGACAGCAAGAAACAAGGCACTCTCGAAAAACTAAAGCCCTTCGTCTGAGACGTTCTTAGCGTACTTTGTGCCTACTTACTGTCAATTTGCTTTCACGGCATAAAGGCGTATGCTTATGAGATAAGTTAGAGAATAAAAATAGCTATTTAAAGGGGTTTTACATTATAGAATTTTATATTTTTGTAGTGTTGACTTGGTTCAGCTATCAGTTTTTACTGCACAATTGTATCAATTTATCTCTTTGTATTTGTGATTAGTAATGCGCGTGATAATGGGATTCCTAAAGGTCGATTAAAAAATAGAAAAGTAATGGCTGTATGTGAATTTTGCTATTCACCGATTAACTCTCTATCTCAAGAATGTGTTAGTATTGTGGAATTGTCTGAAGGAGGTTTATGTGATATAAAGGATATACAAAATCCCTGCAATGAGTAATTGCAGGGATTTTCAGGTAACTAGGAAAATTTTGTAAGTATAGAGAATGATGTTTTAGTCTATTTTGTAGTAGACTGCTTTTTCATCTTACTAGTCCGTACAATGTTATATGGTCATCTTCGGCTATGACTTTCTTATTGTATTCATAAACTCTCCTATTTATCTCTTTCATACAAATAAGCAATCATAAATGGACGTGATATTAAAGAGTTGTCTGCTTTGTAATGCCAGACTCCATAACTTTGCCCATACAATATTATTTCATCACCTTCTACTATTCTTTTTCCCAAGTAATCTTTTGGAATAAAAACAGAGATTACTTTACCATAATTTTCGCTTAAATCATTTAAAATTACTTGTAGTAGAATACCTTTATCGTCAGGGTCTTGATTAATTTGAAAAACTTCTCCAGTAACTCGTACCTTCGAATATCGAGGAAATTCATCATGAACCCACGAATCATAGCTAAATGACGAGGAGTATTTTTGCGTATCCATCCTTTCTTTATCGTCGATTGTTAATAAAGACTCAGGAATCTTTTCTGATATTGAAGATTTTGTAGAACCGGAGCTACTTTCTTGAGATGAAGAAGAGCTAGAGCTACTCTTAGATGACGATGTAGAGGGCTTAGACAAACTAGAGATATTCTGTGATGTAGTCACTTTATTCACTATAAAATATGCACTAACCGATAAAACACTGACAACGAGAGCTATTATTAAAATAGGTTTTATCTTACTTTTTTTAGAATTTTGCTTTTCAACTGTGCTACTTTCAATACTGCCTTCAACCTTTATAGCAATATCACCATATAACTCTACATAATCCCCTATACTTGGTTCAAAGTCACAAGATTCAATAGGAATTTCCTTCAAACTTCCATCTTCGTATCCTACATAAATAGTGTCTTCGGTTATTCTAATAATTTTTCCTATGTTCATTGGTGCTCTCCTATTTTAATATTCCAGAAAATTTAACTTCGTCAGGAGCCATTATATAATGATTCACAGCGACTTCTTCATCGCTGAGAGTGTAATAGAATCTAGGGCTATTTACTCCGTGGGATTTGGCAATTTTATATAAAGATTTGTTTAGTGCACTGATAATTGCTCTAAGTTCTTTGTTTGAATACGAAGCATTATTTTCTGTGAGAATAATTTTGATGCCAGGTGTCACAGATGTTTTTTCCATTTCAAGCATGTTTGCTCCTGATTGTGTATTTACTTTATCTACAGCCTCTTGAATTGCATTATAGAAAGACTCTAAATCTACTTTTTTGTTTTCTTCAGTAGACTTTTTCTCAGATTCTTTAGAATTTTTATCTGCTTCTTCTGTCAATTTTGCCTGATTTTCTCGCTCTTTTTCTTCTTTAATATCTTTGATTTGTTGATTAAGTTTTAATTCCACTTTGTTTACACGGGAAGACAAACTACTAATTTTGTACTCGTGGTCGTTTGGGTATCTATCTTCTAGGTATTTAACTTCCTTTTTAACAGATGACAATTCACTATCATCAGAAACAAGCTTCAAAGCCTCCTCTAGCGTTATATTTGGTTTAATATTTGTTGTGTCATTTTCAAGTGCTTCAACTAGCTTAGTAACACGTTCCGTATCTTGAGCATATTCTTGATTACCGGAGCTTATTGCAAAATAAGCAAATAATCCAAATAAGAGAGCAAATATCGCTAGAAAGCCTACAATATAGCTAGAAATTTTTTCTTGGTTCATGTTTAATCTTTTTCCTTTGTTTTTATTAAGACCTAGGTATGTCTCGTGTACGTAATTTAGTTCTCTATTAGATTCTTCTGTTAGACAATTAGTTATAGTTACATTATCTTTTCTATTTATAATCCCATCTTATATGATAAATAGAATTATAAGTCTTTGTTCAGTTCTTTAAGCTTCTTATTTATTCTTATAAATCTCCTCTGTTTTTAACTTTAATTAAATAAATTAAAATATTATTTCCCTATAGTTATAATTATATCACACAAAGTTAAACTATAGAATAAGTTTTTCTACAAAATTTAACTATAGAGAGTGTAAACCAGATTGTTTAATCTATAAGATAGATAGTAGATTTAACACAGAGGTCAATAGGATGAATGATATACTAGAAACTATAAGTAATCAAATCCGAGATTTACGAGTTTCAAAGAAGATTACACAACAAGAATTAGCAGAAAGAACAAATTTAAGCGTTCCTTATATCAGTCAAATAGAGAATGGGCATAGGAATATATCTTTAGAAACCTTTATCAAGATTGTAGATGCTTTAGATATTCCATTAAGCGATTTTTTCTTACCTTATTCGGTAGTACAAGATACAGAGATGACAGAGCTTCTATTAAAAGTTCAAAAGTACCCACAGCATAGGGAAATTGTTCAAAAGGTGATAGAAATATTGGAATTAAGTCAGGAAAACTAAAAAGCACCTAAACGGTGCTTTCTGCTTGCCTGCTGAACTCATCAATCTTGAAATTTGTACTCTAATTTGTCTACCATTGAGTAAAGTTTAATTTACACTATTTAATGAAGGAATTATAAAAACTTGATGGATTCAACTTTTATAAAGCATGATGAAGTATAACTTATATAAAATCTATTCTACAACAAGATGCTTTAATTTTAAGAAATATCTCACGGAAAGCCTACAATAGTGGGCTTTTTGCTTTGTCTTTGAGATGCTGTTTGTTTTATAAATCACTTTTCGGAAATCGACATCTAAAATCAAGAAGAGATTGTCTTTTTTCACCCTCACTAGTCAGTATTCGCGATTTCCATAACATTAGAGAGCTAAAAAGAGACAAGATAGAAACTAGGGTCCTTCTTTCCCCCTTTCTCTGCTATACTACAAGCAGAGAAAGGGGGAAAGCAAATGCTTGAGAAATACTACGCAAAGGTAAAAGGGATTGTCCATAAATGCCGAAAAGATTATTATCTCCACCTGTGGGAGAAGGAGGACTGGGATCAAGAAGGAATGATCTGCCTTTATGAACTTCTCGAAAATCATCCAGAACTAGTTGAAGAAGAAAAGAAACTCTACGTCTACTTCAAAACAAAATTCCGAAACAGAATCCTCGATACTGTGAGAAAACAAGAGAGCCAAAAACGACGTCTGGATCGAATGGCTTATGAAGAAGTGGGAGAGATCAGCCATCGACTACCAGAAGGAGGTTTATGGTTGGATGATTATTATGCCTTTCATGACATGTTGGATGATTATAGAAGAAAGTTGCCCCAAGATAAGCAAGAAGCCTACGAACGTCTATGGGCAGATGAACGCTTCAAAGGCCGCAAAGCCCTTCTCAGAGAGCTGAAGGAAGTAATTCAGGAGAAATGAAAAAAAGTTAAAAAAAGGTGTTGACAAAGTAAGAAAAGTCGGTATAATAGTAAGAGTTGAAAATAACAACTCCGGTCCGTTGGTCAAGGGGTTAAGACACCGCCTTTTCACGGCGGTAACACGGGTTCGAATCCCGTACGGACTATAGTATGAAGCAGATGAAACACTAGATGAAAAAAATTAAAAAAAGTTTCAAAAAAGTGTTGACAAGCGAAAGCGACTGTGATATACTAATATAGTTGTCACTTGAGAGAAGTGAGTGACAAAGACCTTTGAAAACTGAACAAGACGAACCAATGTGCAGGGCACTACAACTAAGGTTGTAGTACTGAACAATGAAAAAACAATAAATCTGTCAGTGACAGAAATGAGTGAGAACTCAAA